GCCATTCTTCGTACGGCCCCTGTTGGTGAGCTGCTGCTTGAGCAGCCACCTCAGCATGTGGCGCGCCGACTTCTTGGTGTTCTTAATGTAGGTGGAATGCTCTATCTTTAGCAACCCCGTTGCCACGTGTGCATCGAAGTTGCTAGCGTCGAGGAGAAGGAACAGAGGGTCAGCGAACTCATTGGCTTTCGCCCATAGGTCCGCTCCCCTCTGTGCCAAGTTCCTACCCTTTGCTATCAATCTGTGGCCGAAGGCGTCTTCGGCCCCATACACCCTACCCTCTATGATTTGTAAATACCTGGCCAGCTCGAGGCAGTAACGCTTGTCTCGGTATTGGATGCATCTCGGAGCCTTGATCTTCGCGTACTCCGGCACATACTTGTCATCCTTCAAAAACATCTTGACGTCTGCATCCCGCGCACAAACCGGACGCTCACCTAGACTTCTCAAAGCTCTGGTGAACTCCGCCAGCTGTCTTCCACTGTAGTGCTCCAGGACGGCCTCCCGCGGCTTGGGTATGACCCCTGGAACTCCCTCAACAACGAACAGCTCATGCACCTTCTTCTTCAGCATCGCCAGACCCTCTCTCGTGGGGGCTGGTGCTGTCTTCTGGTGCCGGTGATGCAACGCACGCATCTCATTGCACACACAATCACTGTGCGTTACAATGACTCCCTCCCATCCTTCGACCGGAGATACTAGTCTGCTAGTAGATCTCTTGGTCGCACAGGGCTGCGGCCCTGCTCTGCTCACACACCCGGGAAGTCTGTTGTTGGTAAGATCAACCTCCCGCTGGCAGTGAGCTGTGATCCGCAGCCCGTCCTAGCCGCTGCCCTTGCCGGGCAACACGGCCGTACGCCCCACGCCGAAGATGTTTCTAACATTTCCCAAATGTCCCTTCATCATCTTCGCGCGGGCCTCGCGCGCCTCTCCGAGGGGCTTGCTCTTAAGGTGCTGTCTGCAAGACTCCTCCTCGTCAGGGATATCCATGGCTGCAGTGATGGTCATAACTGTTGTCTTGTACAACTCCAGCTCAGTCCACTCACTGAGGTCAAATCCCTTGTAGAACGCCTGGGCCGTCCTACTCATCACGACCATGAGCTCGGCCGTCCTGGGAACAAAGGCAAACTTCCTCAGAAGATGCCCGAGCAGCTCACTATCAACCCCGGGAACTTCCTTCCGGAGTTTCTTGCGAGCTCCCCTTTCCACCAGGTTCTTGTTCCCAAAGATCCTGTCGCG